CAATTAGAGCCAAAACCTTTTGTAGCTGACCCACAAGGTTTAGAACAAGCAAGACCTCAAAATTTTCCACCTAATCAAATTGGTGGTGGTAACATGGTAGCTAATTTAACTTTACCTGGAGATTTTGCTTTTGGAGATTTAAGTAATAATAGTATGGTTCCTGAAGATCCAGGAAAAATAAATAGTAGAAGAGAAGCACAAATAAATGTAGGGGAGGTTACAATAAGCATAACATGACGTATACAGAGTTAGTACAAAAAATTAGAGACTATACAGAAGTTGATGCAAATGTTTTAACTTCTACAATTGTCAATGGATTTATTGAAAATGCAGAATTTAGAATTTTAAGAGATGTAGATTCTGATAATAATAGAAGATATGTTTTTGCTAATTTAATAGCAGGAACTAGATTCATAGATACACCTACGGATTTGTTAGTTATTAGATCTGCTCAGATCATAGATTCTGCAGGGGTTGGAGTAGCTAATGATAGAGAATTTTTACAATATAGAGATACAAGTTTTATGTCTGAATTTAATAATTTAGGAACTCAAGGAGTGCCAAAATACTACAGTAACTGGGACGAAACTAGAATAGTAGTAGCTCCTACACCAGACCAAACATACAATATTCAGTTAAATTATATCTTGAAACCAGAAGGATTATCGAGTACAAAAGCTGAAACATACTTAAGTAAGTTTTTTCCCAACGGACTTTTGTATGCATGTCTAGTTGAGGCATATAGTTTTCTAAAGGGGCCAAATGATCTCTTGCAATTATACGAAGGAAAGTATAAACAAGCAGTAGAAGGCTTCTCAATAGAACAAATGGGAAGAAGAAGACGAGATGAATATCAAAGTGGTGTTCCTCGTATAGGTAAATAGGAGAAAATAAACATGGCTATAACACAAGCAATTGCAAACTCTTTTAAAAAACAATTATTAGATGGTGATATGGATTTTACTGCAGCGCCTTCTGGTGATAAATTTAAAATAGCTCTTTATACTTCTTCAGCAACTCTAAACTCAGCTACAACTTCTTTGTTAACTAGCGCACCTACTAATGAGGTTCCAAACTCTGGACAATATACTGCAGGTGGTGGGGCTCTAACTAACTTAGCAACTTCATTAACAGCTGGTGTGGCAAGAGTAGACTTCGCGGACAGATCGTTCACTGGAGTTACTATTACTGCTAGAGGAGCATTAATCTACAACACATCGTTCTCTAACGCGGCGGTGGCAGTTTTAGATTTTGGAGCAGATAAAACAGCTACATCTGGAGTTTTCACAATTCAGTTTCCGGCTAATACATCAACCGCAGCGATTTTAAGAATCTCTGGTTAAGTAGGAGGTAAACTCCTATGGCAGGTTGGTCACAAAATACCTGGAACACAGGATCCTGGGGAACAGGAGTCGATAATGACGTTTCTGTTACAGGGATAGCTGCAGCTTTTGGAATAGGTATAGTATCCACTGACCAAACTGTAGAACAAGGTTGGGGCAGAGATGCTTGGGGCCAAAGATCTTGGGGTAATCCTAGTCAAATTGTAACTCCTGTTACACCTGAAGACGCCATGACAGTGGCGTTAAACTCTGTTACAATCGATGCAGAAATAAATGCAGGTTGGGGTGGAAAAAACTGGGGAGATAATTCTTGGGGCGTTGCATCTAACGTTAATCCATCTGAGTTAGTTAATGCTTTAACAGCAGCATTAGGTAACGAAACTATTATAATCGATACATCAACTGGTCCATCTACAAATAATAATCAACTTCTTACAACAACACTTAACGGTGTAACAATCGATATTCAAACAAAAGTATTTCCAAGTGGTTTCCCACTAACCGGAGCTTTAGGAACAGCAGATGCTGGTCCCGATGCAATGGCTACTGGTAATGCAATGTCTATGGGTCTTGGAACTCTAGAAGCATTTAACCAAACAGGTTGGGGTAGACAACAATGGAATGTAAACGCATGGGGCGTTGAAGGTCAGTTTGCAAACGTTGATGTAACAGGTATTTCAATGACAGCTGCTGCTGGCACATTAGGTGCAACGGGTACAGCATCTTTAACTCTTAACACTTTAAATGTAGCACAAGCAACTTTAGGAAATTTAGATCCTGCACCAGATGCGAACGCACTTGGTCAACAAATGACAGCAACTGTAGGAACTGCTTTAGGTCTAGCTGGAGCAGGTGCATCTCCTACAGGAATAGCATTAACTGCAGGTTTAGGAACAGTTACAGCGGTACCTAGTCAAGAAGTAGCGGTAACTGGTTTACCTTTAAATAATCAACTATCTTCAGCATTTAATATTAATATTCATGTTGATATACAAGTTACAGGTTTAAGCTTGACTATAAACCAAGGATCTGGTAATGCTCTGATCTGGAACGAAGTCGATACAGGTTCAGCGCCTATAACACCTCCAGGATGGCGAGAGGTGGCTGCATAAAGAGTTTGACACAAACTCAATATTTTAATAAAATGAACACACAAGGAATAAAATATGGCGAATTCAACATCTGCTAACCTAAAGCTTACAGTACAAGCAACCGGTGAAAACTCGGGAACTTGGGGTCAAATTACAAACACAAACTTATTAATTTTAGAACAAGCTATTGGTGGTTTTACAACATTTAATTTAACCAATGCTAACAGAACTTTAACATTTACTAATGGTGCAGTTTCAAATGGTAAAAACGATGTTATTAAATTAACAGGAACTTTAGCTGGAACTAGAACAGTCAGCATTCCAGATGGAATTGAAAAAGTTTACAATGTTCAAAACGCATGTGATCATGCAGGAAATACTTTAACTTTTAAAACAGCATCAGGCACAGGTGTGCTTTTATGTGAAGGTAATAACTACGTATTATATTCTGATGGTACAAACGTTGTAAAATTATCTGAGCAAAGAAATTGGAGAGCAGTATCAGCAGCAGAAACAGTTCAAGCTGGAGCTCAACTTTTAGTAAATACAAATGGTGGCGCAGTAACAATTACGCTACCTGCCTCGCCAAGCACTGGGGATACGGTATCTTTCGTAGACCAAGGATATGATTTTAATACTAACGCACTTACTATTGGTAGAAATGGTTCTAACATAGCAAATAGTGCATCTGACCTTGTTGTTAATACACAAGGTGCAGGACTTGAATTAGTATATTCAGGTGACGCTACAACAGGGTGGACTTACACGGAGAAATAAGAATGGCTACAAACGCAACATGGAGTGTAATTTTTGATGATAAGACAATAGTTAAACAAGCAGGAGATGCTGCTGGTACTTTTTATGTTATCGATGATGATGATACGTTTTGGAATCAATCAAAATTTTCTAATATTTGGGCAGTTCAGTATGGAACATCAGTTACAAGTGATGAAGTAGAATATAGAGATACTACTCCCCATTCAAGTTGGGCGGATGCTAATTTAGGAAATTTTCAAGATTTTATCGATAAATGGGATTCAGCTCATCTTTTAAATCTTCAATCAGCTTGGGACGATAATAACGTCGAAGGCGAAACATCAGAGGAGAAAATAGAAAGACTAGGAGCTAGACCAACTTCATATAGTTCTTAGTTTTTTTTGTAAAAGAATGTCAAATTACGAAGCTACAAGATACGATTATGATGGATCTAATATAACTGGAATAGAGGGTATTCCAACTGCAACTATTGTTCCATGGTCAGACTCTTCAGTTCCATCAGGTTTCTTAGAGTGTAATGGTGCAGCTGTTTCTAGATCAACATACTCTGCATTATTTGCAATCGTAGGTACAACTTATGGTGCAGGTGATGGTTCATCAACTTTTAACGTTCCAGATTTACAAGATAATTTACCAGTAGGTAAATCAAACTCTAAAGCATTAGGATCAACTGGAGGAGCAAACACAGTTTCTTCATCTGGAAACGTTGGAGGAACAACAGCTAACGCAACATTAACTACATCTCAAATAGCAGGTCACAGTCACCCTGCTACAGTAGGTTCACCAGGAGTGGAAAATAGTGCTGAAATGCCTTATAATAATAAATTCCAAAACCCTGGACCGACAGGAAGCACTGGAGGCGGAGGAGGACACTCTCATAATATGAGTGCTAATTTTACTGGTGACGCAACTTCGGTAATTCAACCATACTTAGCAGTAATTTATATAATTAAAACTTAAGGAGAATATGTCAAACTACGAAGCAACTAAATATAATTTTAACGCAGGGAACCTAACAGGTATCGAGGGTATTCCGACAGCTACGATAGTTCCATGGACAGACTCTTCTATACCAAGTGGTTTTTTAGAATGTAATGGTGCGGCAGTTTCAAGAACAACTTATTCTGCTCTTTTTGCAATAGTTGGAACAACTTACGGAGCAGGAGATGGGTCTTCAACTTTTAACGTTCCAGATATTTCGGATAAAACTGCAATTGGTAAATCTGGAACAAAAGCATTAGCTTCAACAGGGGGAGCAGAAAACGTAGCATCAACTGGAAATATCGCTGGTTCAACAGGTGCACACGCTCTAACTACTCCAGAAATGGCTTCACATTCTCACCCGCAAGGAGGTGGCTCAATAAATTCCCCAGGTAATACACCTCCAGGGCCTAAATCAGGCGCTAACCCTTCAAACACTGGAAGCACTGGAGGCGGCGATACACACTCTCACAACATGAGTGCTACATTTACTGGAGATTCTACTTCAGTGGTTCAACCTTATTTAACTTTAATTTATATAATAAAAACTTAGGAAAATATGTCAAACTACGAAGCAACTAAATATAATTTTAATGGAGCAGATTTAACAGGTATTGAAGGAATTCCAACAGCGACAATAATTGAATGGTCTGATTCTTCTATTCCAAGTGGTTTTTTAGAATGTGATGGAAGCGCAGTCTCAAGAACAACTTATTCTGCATTGTTTGCTATTATAGGCACTACGTATGGGACTGGAGATGGGTCTTCAACTTTTAATTTACCGGATCTTCAAGATAAAGTAATTATAGGAAAATCAAATAACAAAACATTGGGATCAACGGGTGGTGCTAACGCTACAGCTAATGCAGGTAATGTAGGTGGTTCGACTGCTAATGCAACAATATCAACTCCACAACTTCCGCCTCACAGTCACCCAGGTAATACTTCGAGTGGAAGTGGTAATGTATCTGGCCCTTCAAACCGAACTACAACTTCAGGAAATTCGGGAAACACAGGTGGTAGTGGAGCGCACTCTCACAACATGAGTGCTACATTTACTGGAGATTCTACTTCAGTGGTTCAACCTTATTTAACAATAATTTATATAATTAAAACTTAAATTCTTGGGCTTGATAACATCCAAGAAGTAAGAATATATTTTTCACCTTTTAATGGTGGATTACCTCTATGAATATATGGAAAACTTGCTGGCCAGATAACTATTCTACCTTTTTTTGGTTTAACCCTTTTTGAAAAATGTAAGAATTCAGTTTCTCCTCCCTCTTCAAGATCATTTAAATAAATTGTAAAAACCAAAACTCTTGGCTCATGGTAAAACCCTTTGTGATGTTCAATATGCCAGATATGATATCCCTCAGTGGGTAAAGTTTTTTGAATTTTTAAAGAAGTATAAAAAAATTCTTTATATTCATTTATGATACCTGTATTTTGAACATAATGCTTTAAAGCTAAATCAAAATTAACCATCATTGGTTTTAATTCTTCCCACCAAATATCGATGTTTTCGGGATTACAAAAAAATTGTTTGTCTTTTTTTTCACTAACAGGAGCCTGTTCAGTATACAGCCTATCAAAAACTTTATTAAATTTA